GTCTATGTGAAAGGTGGTGCTGCTACCATCGGCACATTAGCATCAGAAGGCACTAATATTTTCCGTGTTAATGCAAACACATTAAATTACAACACAACAATATCAACAGGTGAAAATGCGCAAGCAACTGGTCCGATATCAGTCGCACCAGGTATTACTTTGACTGTTGAATCAGGAGCGAGGGTAGTTATAATATGAGCACGATTTCGGTTTCAAATATCGAAACAGCTAATGGTACAACACCATTAACTTTAAAAACAGGTAATACTGCAGCGGGTGATATTACTGTTGAAGCAACAGGTGGTTTGGTATTATCACCAAACTCAACAATAAATTCCGTAATAATTTCTACTGGCTCATTAGCAAACACACTAGTAACTAACTCTACTGGATTATACGTTTCTACTAATGTTTCTTTCAGCAGCAACATATCTGTTGCAGGAACACTAACTGGTAACCTGACAGTTCTTAATAACATTACTGCAAATAATTTTTCTGGATATGGAACAGGGTTTTCAAACCTTGAAATTTTAGAAGCGGGAGTCTCATGGACAGTTCCAACTGGGGTGAAACGTTGGAAAGTTACTGTTGTCGGTGGTGGTGGCCAAGGTGGTGGTTCTGCGGCTACTGCCGGACACGTTGGAAACGGTGGTGGATCTGGTGCTGTCGTAGTTGGTTTCTATAATTTCGTTGCAGGTAATACTGCAATGACATATAACATTGGAGCTGCAGGTTCTGGCGCTGGTACAAACGCTCAGGGAACTTCTGGCGGAGCGTCAAACACAACATATAACAGTGTAGTCTATAACGCTGGTGGTGGCGGTGGTGGTAACACTTCAGCAACAATCGGTGGTGGTGGATTAGCGGGAACAGGCACTGGTGGAACTTGGAACTTCACTGGTGACAAAGGGCACTCAGGTGGTGTTGCTGCAGCAACTAACCCAGTTTCTGGAACTGGTGGCGACACTCGTTTTGGTTTAGGTGTGGGTGGTGGTCACGTTGGTACTGCTGCTGGTGCTACTGGTGAAATCGCTGAAGGATATGGTGCTGGTGGTGCTGGTGGTAAATCAGGTTCTGCTGCGAGCGCTCGCGCAGGTGGCGCTGGCGTTGCTGGTATAATTATTGTGGAGTGGTAATATGAGAATTTGTATTTTAGATAGCAATACTAAAATTTGTGTAACTGCTGTGATGTTGGATTATCCAGAACAATGGATACCAATAGAAGGGCAAGAGATAGCTAACAATCACGATGGTGGTATTGGTATGCAATTGACAGAAAGTGGTTGGATTAGTATTGATCCTTCGCCTCAAATGACATGGGATAATATCCGTGAATCTAGGAACTATATGTTATTTAATTGCGATTGGACAGTACTTCCTGATTCGCCTTTAACTTTTGAAAAGAAACAAGAGTGGATAATTTATCGTCAAACTTTAAGAAATATTACAACAACATTTTTTGATCCTAATGATGTAATTTGGCCAACACAACCATCTTAATCTTATAAATATAATAGAACGCCGAGGGGAGAGGGAACCGTAATGGCAGAAAAAGATTTTATAGTAAAAAATGGTTTGCAAGTAAATGGTGGCACTTGGACTATTAATTCTACTGCAATTTACTATGAAGGTAATTTTGTTTCAAACGCAGCATTTTTTGCTGGCCAAGCAAATACTGTCAATACAGCTTACATAGGAACTTTAACAGCAAATAATAGTTCTTTTTTAGGTGGCGTTGCTGCAAGTTCATATCTTAACATTACCAATAATGTTACTATTTCAGGTAATCTTAATTTTACTGCTGCTAATTTAAATTTTTCTCAAGGATTTTTTGTTGGTTCTAATGTCGTAGCAAATACCAAATCAATTTTGATAGGTAATTCTACAGTTAATACAACAATAAATAGCACTGGGTTTTTTATTAATGGTGGAGAAGCATCTGGTGGTTATTATAAAGGTAATGATGGCGAAATAGGAAATGTTCAAGGTAAAAATAATCTTTATCGCATAAACTCTAATACTCAAACTGCAGACATTACTATCAATAGTGGTGAAAATGCACTTACAGTAGGACCAATGGTAATCAATAGTGGTATCAGTTTAGAAATTGCAACAGGTGGAAGGGTGGTTATAATATAATGTCTAGTTTAACAACAACTTTAATTAAAACTGCAAACGGTACTACTCCACTATCATTACAGACCGGTAATACTTCTGGACCATCTATTGTTATTTCTGGTTTCACAGATGTTAGTATATTAGGAAATACATCAACAACTGTTTTCACAGCAAATGCATCAAATGTTAGAACTACCGTTCCAACTAGTGTTGCGAATACATTAAATGTAACTGGTTTAACGACATTAAATACTGTTGCAACAGGTGCTTCTTTTGCTGGTAATACAACTTTAGCAAATGTTGTTGTCACAACAATAACTTCAACAAATCTTGTAAATTCAAGTAATTCATTAACTTTAGGTTCTTCTAGCCAAGCAACTAATGGATATACTAGATTACCAAATGGATTATTATTGCAATGGGGAACAACAGCTTCTATTGCTACTACAGGAACCACTACAACTTTTACAGTTCCATTTAGTACTGCTCCTTATTCAGTTGTTTTGACAGCTATAAGTGCAGCAGCACATTTTAGAGTTAATACAACAACAACTACTACTTTTGTTGCAAATGCTAGCGCCGCTTCTACAGCTTATTACATGGCTATTGGCCTTGGTCCATAATAGAAAATTAGAGAAATTATAATGTCAATTGTCTTTGTTTCTAACATACATTTTGAATCTACTGCAAATAATAGAATTCAATTTGAAGAATCTTCAAATATAAGTATTATTCAAAATAACACAACAAAAATTACATCTAATAACACAGGTGTACTTTTATCAAACAGCACAGGTTCAAATTCATTTAGTAAAAATAGTATTTCTACTGGTAAAAATGTTGGTGAATATATTATTTCTAGAGATCAAAATCTTTTATCATCATCAAACGATTACATAAGAACTGGAAATGCTTATCTTGTAAGTGCATATCCTCAATTAGCATCATTATCAAATAGTATACCTCCGTTTCCGTTTTTTATTAATAGGCAAGTAGGAAATACGAATACAATGCGTGCTTTTGCTTATGGAAATAACGTTAACATATATGTTGCAGGTGGAAATAGCGGTGCAGTTCAAAGTTCTACTGATACTATAACATGGACTAATAGAACAAGAGCGTCGGCGCAGACGATAGTTGATATGGCTTATGGTAATGGAATATTTGTTGCAGTTAGCTCCAACTCTTCCGTTGCAAATGTACATACATCTACTGATGGAATTACATGGTCTAATACAGTTTCTGCCGACAATGATCATCGGGGAATTGCTTATGGTAATGGAATATTTGTTATAGTGGGGAATGGCGGAAATAACCAAACATCAACAAACGGAACCACTTGGACTGGAGCGCACCAATCTGCTAATACTTTAGCTGACGAATCAATTGCTTATGGTAATGGAGTATGGGTTGCAGCTGGTACTAATGGAAGTATTGTATCATCTACTAATGGAACTACATGGACTAATAGAACAAGAGCGAGAAATATTACATCACAAAACGATATCGCTTATGGTAACGGATTATTTATTACAGTTGGCTCTAATACACATGTTCAAATTTCTACTGATGGAACTACATGGACTACAAATACAATAATCGCTAGTTCTACACGTGTACTGACCGACATAGCTTATGGTAATGGTTATTTTGTTACTACAGCAGGAAACAATATATATATTTCCACTAGTGGAGCTACATGGGATATAGCTCATACTACTTATGATAATTCAAATAATTTTACTGGCGATATAACAAGTAATAGTAAACAGCCATTCGGTCTTTTTTATAGCGAAGATGATGATATTTTTATAATTGGTTTCGGTAATTCTAGTTCTAATAGTACTATATTGTCTACTTTTAGTAATCAAGATTTTTTTGTTCCTAAACATATTCTTGAATATAATGCTAATGCATCAACAAATACAGCTCTTTATACTTTTCCTGGATATGTCGATAGTTTCGTATACGTGAAAGCAAAATAATGACAATAGTAGTTTCAAATGTAGTTATGACAAATTCAACATCTAGTGCAAAAGATGGGTTTTTTGTTAATACAACAGCAAATTTATTTGTTATGCGTAATGCTGGTGGAAATAACGACCTTTTTATTAATTCATCTGGTATAAATTTTGTTGCAAATGGAAATTCAAATGTAAGTTTTGTAAATACAACTTCATTATATTCAATCAATGCAAATGCTCTAGCAAGTATAAATTCTACAGCAGATGCAAACACAATTAAAGTTGATACTAGTAATATTGATAAAAAAAATTATTACTTTGGTGAATATATTGTTGTTGCTAAAAATGCAGCCGAGCCAAGCAAAATTATAGAATCAGATGTCGTTTATCTACAAAGCAATTATACTTCTTTAGTCTCTAGATCTTTTGGTCAAAGATTTGACAGGTTACTTCCAAGAACTTATGCACAAACAGTAGTTGGAGAAACTGGTTTTCTTCCTCCACCTCCAACAATTGCAAATGTGGTGTTTGCAAATACATCATTTTCTTTTGGCGTCGGTTCTGCTGCAAACAACGCCGGTTATTATTCTGTAATACAAACAACTACGGATGCAGTAAATTGGGACGATGCACCTAGTACTAATGCATTGGCAAATAGTTACATATACGCTTACGGCGCATATATTAATAATGTGGCTGTTTATATAGGTTCTACAGGACCGCAATTTGCGGTCGCCCCGAACGGATTTGTGACGACGACCAGTGGTCCAAATAGTTTTATAAAGAGTTCTACGGGATGGACTTCGGGATCAAGTTGGACAAATAGAACTAAAGCAAATACAGGATCTTCAGTAGTCGGACTTACTGCTGCGTATGTTGGTGCTACATCAAAATTTGTTACTATTGGATATAATTATTATTATCTCGACGACTTTGGCAACGCGGATTATTCAAATACTTCAATTATAACATCCACAAATGCAGTTACTTGGACTCAATCTAATACTCTATCATATGCTACTTATGGTGCGCCCCTGGCAATTGCCGCTGCTAATGATTTATTTTTAGTTTTATCAAGTTATGATATTGCCAAATCTACTGATGCTATTACATGGGCTAATATAGGGATTTCCGGTGCGGCTTACGATGCTGTAGCTTATGGTAATGCAACATTTGTTTTAGCTGGGGGAAATGGAAATATCGCCATCATACCCGCTAGCGACGTTACAGCAGCAGGATTTACAAGTAAATCTATAAATGCTACTTCTGTAATTTATGGCTATAGTAATACACAAGCTAATTCTTTATATGATTTTAATAGAGTTAGTTATGGTAATGGTTTATTTTATGTTTGGAATTCAAATTTTGAACAACCATATATTTACGTCTCTAAAGATAATGGGAATAATTGGTTTCCAACTAGAATTCATTCAGAAAACACTCATCTTGAAGTGAAAAGTATAACGTTCACAGGTGTTGCAGGAGCTGGCGGATCATATATTTTTAATACCGGTGAAAGTATCCTCTCGGACGGGGTCGGCTCCCGCCCATACAATAGTGATATATTTTCATTTGATATTTTTACTGAATTTAAATTACCTACTATACACAACAATCTATCATCCAACAACAAAACTTATGTGGTTTATGAATAATGTCAGGTATTTTACAAGTCGCTAATATTCATTTTGATCAAAACGGAAACAATCAAATTGTTTATGATAATGGTGCAGTTAAATTCTTAATGTCTAATAATGATGTGTTAAGTAATAACAATATTGCATTATATAAAACAAGTTTAGAAAATTGTATTTCACCTATTGGAAAATTTACTGTTTCTATTTCTTCTAATCCGCCTATTGATCATATAGCTGTGACTAATACAGCATACAGTAAAGATAATTATCCACAACTCTATAATTTATTAAATATTGCGCCACATACTGATTATGAACTTGGTGTTTCTTGGACTAATAGAACAAGTGGTGTTTCAAACACTTTAACGAGTGTTACTTATGGTAATGGAGTTTATGCCGCAGTTGGGAGTCGTGTAATTTTAAACTCTACTAATGGAACTACATGGAATAATTTTATTTCAGCAGCAATTGCGAACACAAATTTTAAAGGTGTAACTTATGGTAACGGATTATTTGTTGCAGTTGGTTTTGACACGTCGGCGTATGGTTCACGGATTATGACATCTACTGATGCAACTACATGGAGTAATTCTACTACTACTTTTAATAATACTTTTTTAAATGGTGTGGTTTATGGAAATAACACCTATGTTGCTGCAGGAGGTAATTCTACAACTGCTTTTATAGTATCATCTACTGATGGTGCTAATTGGACTAGTAGATCCCCAGCAACTGTGGAGACAAGTAATACAAGTATTCCATCAGGTTTCCGGCGGTGGACAAACACATCACCTATCTCAAATAGTACAAATAACATTCTGCCATATTTCAATAGTGTTACTTATGGTAATGGATTATTTGTTGCAGTTGGGTATGGTAATATATTGCATCCAGCTCTTATACAATTTTCTACTGATGCAATTACATGGAGTAGTCTTAATAGAAGTATTGTAAATGAATTTGTAAGTGTTAATTATGGAGGTGAGTATTTTTTGGCTACGGGTTTGAGGTCTATTTACTCATCTACCCTTGGTAGCGAATCGTATTCTGTAGAATTTGGTACAGGTACAAAATACTATGAAGCAAGTCTTCCTAGTTTTACAAATACTTATTCTAGTGTTATATATGGATCTTCTTATGGTGATGGGGTTTATACTGCAATTGGTGAAAATGGTGCTATTTTTAAATCTACGGATGCACAAAGTTGGGCTTATGTAATAAGTGCTAATACCGCTAATAATAATGATTTACGAGGAATTACTTATGGTAATTCAAAATTTGTTGTGGTTGGGACAAATGGATCAATTCAAACATCAAATACTGTTACTAATGCTTACAGTTATGACACATCAACACAATTTAAAACACCACCATACCTAGATTATTTTTATTCTCCTACTCAAGATGAATTAGGTGCAAATGTTTACATATACATGAAATATATTTAATTTTAATACTTTGGAGGTATATTATGAAAAAATTAATGATTGCTTCGCCATGTCATCATGGTAAAGTAAACAATACATTTACTTTATCTTTAATACAATCTTTATATATTTTAGATCATGCTAATATAAGAACTAATGTTTTATTGCCAGCTACTGGTTCTATTCTTACAAAAGAAAGAAATAAAATAATATCTGCTTTTATGGAAAGCGATTGTACTCATTTAATGTGCATTGATTCTGATTTATCTTGGGATCCAAAAGCAATATTTGAATTTTTAAATTATGAAAATTATGATGATGATATTCTTGCAGGAGTTTATCCTGCACGAACTAGTGATAATTCTAAGAAATTTATATTTTGGCCAGATACTAACCCAAATAATTCAATTAAAACTAAAAATAAACTAATGAAAATGTTTGGTGTTCCTGCAGGATTTATGATGATAACCAGGAAATGCATCGAGAAAATGCAAAATAAATTTCCTGAACTACGTTATGAAGATATAGATATTAACAAAAATAAAGAAATAGGATACGCATTTTTTAATACAGAATTAGAAAATGGTAATTTTTGGGGTGAGGATTATGTATTTTGCAAAAAAGCTACGAAAGCAGGAATAACTATATTGTGCGACCCTACGATAGAATTTAATCATGCAGGTATCTCCGGCAAACTAACAGAAATACTTACTGATAAAATTCCAACTTTAGATAAAAATTTTATTTATAACACAGAGCAATAATTCTGAAACGTATCACTTTTATAAGGAACTAAAAACATGACATGGCCACTACAAAGAGAATGTGATATTTTTTATGGAAATCCAAAAGGTAAAGATCCGTCACAACCAAGTGCTGCTTGGGAATTAGAAAATTTAACATATATAGTTCCTCTATTTAAAATGTATTATGATGAAAAACCTGTATCAAGAATTAGATTGCATAAAAAATGCGCTGATAGTTTTTTGAAAGTTTTTAGTAATTTATTAATTGCAGCAAATAATGATCAAAATATTCTTGATGAATGGGGAGTTTCTAAATTTGGTGGAGCATATAACTATCGTTTAATGAGGGGTGGAACTTCTTTATCTATGCATGCTTATGGTTGTGCAATTGATCTAGATGCTGCCAATAATGGTCTTGGTGATAATACTCCTAGATTTTCAAAATATCCTCAAGTGCTTAAAGCATTTAGTGATGAAGGTGCAATTTGGGGTGGTGATTGGAATGGTAATGAAAACACGTTAGACGAAAGAACTTGTGATGGAATGCATTGGCAATTTGCTAGATTAAAATAAATATAATTTATTTAAAATACAGGAGATAAAAATGGATTTACTTAAAACATTTGGACCATTACTGAGTTCTGTTGCTCCAAGCATAGCAACAGCTCTTGGTGGACCACTTGCAGGTATGGGTGTTAAAGCATTATCAAAAGCTTTTTTTGGTAATGAAAATAGCACAGAGGAAGATTTACAATCAGCACTAAGCACTGCTAGTCCAGATCAGTTATCGCAACTTAAAAAAGTTGATAATGACTTTAAAGTGCAAATGAAATCTTTAGATATAGATTTAGAACGTATCTCAGCAGATGATCGTGCTTCTGCACGCAATATGCAAAAAGAAGTTAAAGATTGGATCCCGCGAGCATTAGCAATTAGCGTAACATTAGGTTTTTTTGCTATTTTAATTTATATGCTTATATATGGATTACCAACAACAGGTAATGAAGCTTTATTATTGTTGCTTGGTGCATTACAAACAGCATGGGGTGGGATTATTGCCTTTTATTTTGGTTCCTCTTCTGGCAGTCAAAAAAAGGATGCGATGATCTATAATTCAACACCTAATAAGGAATAGTTTTATGATAGAAAATTTTGAAGAGGCATTAACCCATGTTTTAAAACATGAAGGAGGTTATGTTGATCATCCAAAAGATCCAGGTGGTGCAACAAATTTAGGTTGTACAAAAAAAGTATGGGAAGAATGGGTTGGGCATGAAGTAACCAAAGACGACATTAAAGCCCTCACTGTTGCTGATGTAGCGCCACTTTACAAAAAAAAATATTGGGACAAATGTAAATGTGATGATCTTGCAAGTGGAGTAGATTTTGCTGTTTTTGATCTTGCTATTAATTCTGGTCCTGCTCGTGCTAGTAAATTTCTTCAAAATGCTTGTGGTGTAACTGCTGATGGAGTTATCGGACCAGGCACACTTATTGCTGCAACAAAGATAAATCCTCACGAGCTAGCGACTAAAATATGTGAAGCACGTTTGGCTTTTTTGCAAGCATTACCAACTTGGGAAACTTTTGGTAAAGGATGGGGACGAAGAGTTGCAGAAGTTAAAAAACATTCTATTGATATGGCAGGATAAAAAGTAATCTTCAAAAAGTCATAAATAACTATAGAATAAACGGAGATCTATTATGGCTTTACCTACAAACAGAGCTGAGTTTAAAGAAAATTGTTTACGTAAACTTGGTAAACCAGTAATCGAAATTAACATTGACGAAGATCAATTAGAAGATCGAGTTGATGAAGCATTACGTTATTATTATGATTACCATTTCGATGGTTCTGAAAAAGTTTATTACAAACATCAAATAACCAATCAAGATAAAACAAACAAATATATTACTTTGCCAGAAAATATTATTGGTGCTGTTAGTATATTTGATATTGGATCTGCTCTGGGCACTAATAATTTATTTAATATACGATATCAAATCGCCCTTAATGATCTTTATACTTTAACTTCTGTATCAATGATACCATATTATATGGCTATACAACATATCCAATTTCTTGAACAGTTATTGGTTGGTAGACAACCAATACGATATAATAGACACACAAATAAACTTCATTTAGATATGGATTGGGATAGATTTAATATTAACGATTATGTAATTATAGAAGCATATGAAGTTGTAAATCCAGACACTTATACTGATGCTTGGTCAGATCGGTGGTTGCTTAGATATGGATCTTGTTTAATCAAACTACAATGGGGAACAAATTTAAAGAAATTTGATGGAATGAAAATGCCTGGAGGGTTAACTTTCAACGGTCAACAAATTTATAATGAAGCCCTTCAAGAAAGACAAGAATTAGAAAACGAAATGATCTTCACATATTCATTGCCTGCTCAAGATATGATTGGGTAAAAATGAAAAGATTTACTCAATATATAAAAGAGGATTTTGAAGAAGGAGAAGTTCCTTACAATAAAAATCCTAATATTGGTTGGTGGAATAATGATAAAGATTTTTTGACAGTGTATCATGGCACACACAAAAAAAATGTTCCTGACATAAGAAAAAACGGTATTTCTGTTCCTGACCCAAGAACTGGTATGGTTTCTACTGCACTAGAACCTAATACTGCTCATGGTTATGCTGCAATGTCTAGTGGAGATCGCAGAGGAGAACATAGTTTTAGGTTGGCTGGAGCTAAAGCTGTTACTACACCACATGAAGATAGATCTGTTATAAAATTTCGTGTTCCTATGAATTGGGTTAGAAAAAATGTTGATCCAAATTTAAGAGGAAATATTGGTGTTGCTTCTGAGAGATTAAAAGATAAGTCTCAATATGATAGTTGGAAAGAAAAAAATCCCAAAGGTTCAGATAGTGAATATTATATGGGATCTGAGTTGAGATTTTCCAAACCTGTACCTCCAGAATTTTATGCTGGACATTCTTATAGGGTAAAGAAACAGTAATGGCTACCAACTTTTTCTTCAATAATTTTCAATCATCACAAGAACAGCTGTTACTTGAAAATCTTATTATAGAATCTATTAAAATTTATGGTCAGGACATGTATTACATTCCTCGTAAATTAAATAACTATGATGATGTTTATGGTAGTGACGACCAATCAAGTTATGAAAATGCATATATGATAGAGATGTATATTAAGTCTATCGATGGATTTAGTGGTGATGGTGAATTTATGTCTAAATTTGGCATTGAAATTAGAGATCGTGTTGTATTCTCTATGTCTCAAAAAATATTTAATGAGGAAGTTGGAACATTCACATCGCAAACAAGACCAAATGAAGGTGATTTAATATATTTCACATTAAATAAAAAATGTTTTCAAGTTAAATATGTTAACAAGTTTGAGATGTTTTATCAACTTGGTGCTTTGCAAACTTGGGAAGTTATTTGTGAATTGTTTGAATATTCTGGAGAAACAATAAACACTGGTATACCAGAAATTGATATTCTACAAAAGAAATTTGACAGTAACCAATACAATTGGTCTATTAAAAATGAAGCTGGTGCTTTCTTACTAGATGAAGAAAGTAATCTTATTGTTATCGAAAATTCTAATGTTGACAATTTGTTTATTGCTGCTGATAATGAAGAAATTCAATCAGAATCTGATACGTTCATTGATTTTACATCTATTGACCCATTTAGTGAAAGAGCTCTTTAATGTTCGGCGCACCATTTTACTTTAGTACTTTAAGAAAATATGTTATTCTTGTCGGAACACTTTTTAATAATATTCGTATCACAAAAACAGATTCAAGTAATAATCAAATTTCATTAATTAAAGTTCCAATTACATATGCTCCTAAAGATAAAATGTTGGCTAGGTTATTACAAGATCCAAATATTGATAGACAAAGTGCAACTATTACACTTCCAGTTATTTCTTTTGAAATGGGTAAAATGCAATATGATGGAAGTAGAAAATTAAACACTATTAATAGGATTGCTGTAAAAGACACCACAAACCAATCGAAACTTTCATATCAATATAATCCTGTTCCATATAATATAGATTTTAAAGTTTATATTTACGCTAAAAATACTGAAGATGGCACTAAAATTATTGAGCAAATTTTACCGTATTTTACTCCAGATTGGACAACTACAATAAATATTATTCCAGAAATGAATATTAATATAGATATTCCTATAATTTTAAATAATATTAACTATTCAGACAATTATGATGGAAAATATATAGATCGTAGATCTATTATTTGGTCTTTAGATTTAGTTTTAAAAGGTTATATTTATGGGCCAGTAAAAAAATCTAATATAATTAAATTTATTAAAACAAATTTTTACATACCAAACGTTGAAGATGGTAATTTAACATCAACTACTGTCGCTAACACTTCAATCTTAGAAAGATTTACTATACAACCTGGATTAAATGCTAATGCCGAACCCATAAATTATTACGGACAAGCTAACGATACTTTAGGAACTTTAGCTTATTCAGTTATTGAGTCTGATGATAATTATGGACATATTACTTTTGTTTATGATACAGATGAGGTATAATGATAAAAAAAGAGGATGATAAAGATCCAATTGGTAAAGCTTTAAATCTTTTACCAACAGAGCAATCAAATATATATGTGAATAAAATAATTTCTGATGCTTATGATGATAGTGCGAAACAAGACTTTGAAAAAGCTCGTGCCAATATTCATAACATGATCGAAAACGGTCAAGAAGCAATGTTAAAGCTAGCACAAATTGCAGATAGTTCACAACACCCAAGAGCTTTTGAAGTTCTTGCTAAGTTGATGGACACAATGCTTACAGCCAACGAAAAACTTTTAGATTTGCAAACAAAAATTCGTGAAATAGATGCAGCTGATTCTCCAATAAACGAAAAAGCAAAGACAATAAACAATAACCTATTTGTTGGATCAACTGCAGAACTTCAAAAAGTTTTAAAGGATATGAAGAAAAATGACGAGGATTGATAACTCTAAAGGTTATAATGGTAATGTTCTTCTAAAAAGATCTAACCAAAATATTCAATGGTCACCAGATCTTGTTCAAGAATGGGTAAAATGTTCTGAAGATCCAATCTATTTCGTTGAAAATTATATGAAAATAATTTCTTTGAACGAGGGGTTACAAACTTTTAATCCATATCCATATCAAAGAAAAATGATTAAATCTTTCGTTGATAATCGTTATACTGTAGTTACAACTGCTCGTCAAGCTGGCAAGTCCACAACTACTTGCGGTTTTATTCTTTGGTATATTATTTTCCACGCTGACAAAACTGTTGCCCTTTTAGCGAATAAAGGTGAAACTGCTCGAGAAATTCTCGGACGTGTCCAGCTAGCATATCAGCATTTACCACAATGGCTGCAACAGGGTGTTAAAGAGTGGAATAAAGGTTCTTTTGTTTTAGAGAACAACAGCCGTGTCATCGCTGCTGCTACCTCTGCTAGTGCTATTCGTGGTTATACTATTAATCTTTTGTTTATCGACGAAGCTGCACATATTGAAAATTGGAACGAATTTTTTACTTCAGTTTATCCTACTATTTCTTCTGGTACAGATTCTAAAATTGTTCTTGTTTCTACACCTAACGGTTTAAATCACTTTTATAGCACTTGGATTAATGCTGTAGAGGGACGTAATGGATATAACCCAATACTTGTAAATTGGCAAGCAGTTCCAGGTAGAGATGAAAAATGGAAACAAGATACATTAGCTGGTATGAATTTCGATATCGAAAAATTCGATCAAGAAATGAATTGCGAATTT